CTGTCCAAAAATCCCCTTTCAGTTATAGAGCATCCAAAGTCATAACTACCTTGATATAAAACTGGTTGATCTTCACTAAATACATAAGCATTTGGTATGCTATAATCAGTTTTATTAACTACAGAATTTGGGTGATAAATTTTTCTATATGAATATGGCACTTTTCTAAATCCAGCACCAGCATATCTATATAACATTTCATTTGGAGCTATTTCCATTTGAGCTGTATCGGTTGCACCACCTGCTCCTTTTGCTCCAGGGCCCCATCTCATTATGGTATTTTTCAGACCTTGTCTTGTGCAATTTAAAATATCATTTATGTCTTGTAATGGATTTACAACACCCCCTCTGAAAGTATTAACAGTACTGTTGTAATCTCCATTAGTGTCTGACCTACCTTGAATCCAACTATGATTTACTATGGGTTCTTTATGTACAAATCTAGAATTTAAATAATCTACATAATTATTTAATTCGCCACTAACAAAAGGTTTATAATTAAATTCTACGCCACTTAATTTTTGAATAATTAAAGGTTGACTTTGTTTTTTTAATGAGGCTGTTTCAGCTACAACTGTTCCATCTAAAAATGTAGCCTCTAATGGCGAACAGGAAGCACCATTATTATCAACAAATCCTTCAATTGGGCCTTCTGAGACAAAATCTGATGCCGTTAAGTCGGCACTTGATAGCAATAAGTCATTAGCAAGTGGAGGCATTAATCTAGCAAATCCACTACTTAGTCTATCAGCATTAGCTTGATTTACATTAGTTCCACCACCCTCTGGACCGTCTTCACTACCAAAAATAGAGTTTTCGTAAACCTTTTTGTATTTTTCTAATAAATACTCTTTCATCGCTAAGTTCTATATAATTCAGATATAGAGCTTCCGAAAGATTTTTGTATTTTTAATAATGCATTTGTGTTATTTGCTGAAAATCTTCTTTGAAGCTGTGTATCTTCATGCAGTTCAAAATTTGTAACAGATGTACCAACAACATAAGACCCAACTCTTAATTGTCCATAAACAATAGGTATAGCTCTGCCTTGAACTGCTGTGTTACTTGGATTTTGGAATAAAAAAGATGAGTTTCTAATAGAAGCTCTTATGCTCGCTTCGTTAGGTTCGTTTTCTGGAATAGGTGTTAATAGATACATAATTCCAGCTATAATTAAACCAACTCCCAAAGCTATAAAAAATGCAGAGACGGCAACACTTGTTGCACTTATACCTATACCCACAGCTACAATACCTAACACTACAGCAAGAGCGCCTCCACCATGCCCCATTAAACAAGGAACTATGTCGACTTGATTTATATTTTTTTCTTTTTGATTTAATTCAAATGCATTTTTTGATTTCCCGTTGACGATTATTTCATAATGACCACCTTTTTTTGATGCATTAATAATTGAATCTCTAAATCCTGGCAGAATGCATTCTATTGCTTTAACCACATCGGAAGGTTTATTAATATTACTAAATTCAAAAGAATCTCCATAATCTTTTGATAATTTACCGTGTAATTTTATTTTTGTCATCATTAGTAAGAGCTCCCTCCTCCGCCACCGACACCGCCAGCGCCAGCTGAACTTGAAATACTACCACCAGCAGTGGTCTTGCCAACTGTTTCATTCCTGTTTGTTGCTTTAATTTGTGTTTCTATTGTGTTAGATCCGACTCTTAACTCTCCGTATCCTATGGGCGCATTAAGATATTGTTGAGTAAAATTAGATTTAGATGCAAACCAAAAAGAATTACCCCCTAACTGAGCAACCACTAATTTTGGTTCGTTTTCGGGTATGGGCGTCATTAAATATTGTATACCAGCCATAACTAAGCCAATAGCTAAATTAACAGCAAATGCTACAAGAAATGGGCCACTCCCACCAATATAGGGAACTATATCTATTTTTTTTATTTCTTTTTTTTCTAGTGCTTGATTAGCATTTTTTACTAAATCTCCGTCTACAATAAATTGGTAATAATTATTTATTGACGCCTCTTTTAAAAAAAAATTTTTAAATCCATCGTAATTAGCGTCTATAGCAAAAACAGCATCTATAGGAGTTCTTATATTTGCCATTTTATGAACAGCTTTAAATTTTTTAGAAACTAATCCATGTAATACTATTTCAGTCATGCTATTTCCTCCATTAGTTGTTCAAAATGTTCTTTTTTTGCGTCTGAATATTCTGGAGTATGAACACCAAATTTGTTGTTTTTAGTGCAATAAATTAAAAATGGATAACAAATAATATCAGCAGATTGAATATCAAATTGAGAGGCGTTTTCTGTTCCGTCATTATGAGAATGATAAATAGCCACAATATCATTATTGTTTTTAACATGGAGAAACTCTTTTGCTGGTATATAAAATTCATTCTTTTTATCTTCTGCTCGATTTTCGCACATGATTAAATCTAATTCTCCATCTTTATGAACGACAAAACCACAACGCTCTTGTGATGTATCTTTTTCGCACTCAAATTCTATTTTGCTTTTTATACTCATTAGTAAGAATATTTCTCCGTTCCTGGGAATCCTCCATAAGGAAGATCTTTATTGTTATTTATTCCTCCGAAATCTTCGTTTGCGTATCTTAATCTACAACCGAATAATTTTTTAGAGCATTCATCTTTTATCCATAAGTCTGGTTTTTTCTCTGGTGGTGCGCCACTAGCTGACGTATGGCCACTTTTACATATGTAATAAACTGGGTGTTGTTGATAGTAATTAGATGTAAGACCTTGCCCCTCACTTACTCTGTCACTAAATTTAAAAACATAATCACCTTGTACATATGCAACCCCAGTATCCCAAAGCCCTTTATCGTCTATACAAGCGTTAACAGTTGTTTTTTCGTCATGACTATTGGCTTTAGATCCATCGTTTGGAATTAGATCGCTATTTAACCTAAAAGTACTTCCTGCGCCAGTTACAAACGTTACATCATCTGATGTTCCTATGGGTCTATCGTGTTTTGCTTGTGTTTTATTATATCCATATCGACATCCAAAACCTCTGTAAATCCAAGTGCAATATCTTGATGATATTTTTCTTGCTGGTATTTCTATATTTTCAAGCTCTAAGCTTGATACTAGCTCAAATTCTACTGCTAATTTATTTTCTGTTACTTTTCTAGAAATAAAGTATTTATCATCTGGCATTCTTGCGCTCGGATTGGCTGTTCCATAAGGATTTTGGTTATTAGGAAAGTTAGCATCATCTAAAAATTTCAAAAATGTTCTTTTTCTTACTACTTTTGCATTATTTAAGTTATCAAAGCGCCTTAGAAGAGATGAGACATAAAGTCCAGCATTTGATACTTTTAGGATTGGTCTGGGCAGTCTTTGATCTCCTAATATATCAAATCCTTGAGATTCCAAAGCCAAAGGCAAATATTCTTGACCATCGAATATTATTACGCCTCCTATTCCGTTTGTGCCTCCATGAAAATTAAGCTGAGATTGCGAATCATTCTGATAATCATAGTACAAAGTATATAGCTCCAACAACGCTGTTGGTTCCACATCAAAAATAGCCCTTGCAAAATCTTGATTTATTCCATTTGCCATGTAGTATATTACACCGAAAAATATAAAAATAAAATGTGCCCTACAAACATTTCATATAGAAAATATACATCCAAAGATTTTGAAGATGTATTTAAGCTTTTTCTTAAATTTCAAGCAAAAGCTAAGCTAAGCCAACATCATAGCATATGTAAAGACCAAAAACCAATATTTTTCTTACCTTATTTAAATGGCGAGTTAAAAAAAATAATTAAAGATCACAAATATCATTATGTTGGCATAGACACAGATACAAATACTATTATAGCCTATGCGTGTTTTCATGATAGCAGCCTCGCTGAAGAGGCAGTTGATTTAATTTTAGTTTTTAAAGACGAAACAATACCTTATAATAAATTCCTTAAATACTTATTATTATTAACAATGCACAACGAGTTTCCTAATAAAAGGATTTTCGCATGTTTGAATAAAAGAGACAAATACGATAAATATGTCAATTTTATGAAAAAGTGTTTTAAAATTAATGTCATGCGAAAAGATCAGTTCGATAGGGTATATATAGAATTTTTAAAATGAGAGTTTGCGAAAATTATAAAATAATACCTTACGAATCTAAATATTTAGACGAATTATCTTATCAAATAATGAAATTCCAACGTAAAGCTAAAACAGCATATTACGAATCAGATATAGAGTATAAGACGTTTACTGAAAAATTTGCTTTTTTTAAATCAAAAACAAAAGATTTGATAAACTCTTGTCAGTACAATGACGTTGTAT